ATCAACCACCCGTCGTAACTGGGAAACATGTTCGTGATATCTGTGCATAGAAAGGTAAGGATGACGGACCCATAGCACCGTCCACCAGCCATCCGATGATGTTGGAGCCTCACCAACGATAAGCCCGCGTGTCCCTGTGATGTTGGCGAGTTCCACCAGATCACCCTTCTTCATAGGTTCTTCCTTATGTCTTCATTGTAAGCCCAAATGCCTGGGAAAGCCAGTAAACATAATGTAAAGCGCCATAACCCAGGTAAGTTCTCTGCTTTCGTGGGTGTCGGCGCCGTTTGTAAACTTTTAGTTTCTACCGAAACAACTGTTCAGTGTCGTTCATTCGGGTCGTTCTTCCACGACTTTCGCTTGACTATGTTTCTGGCCGTGTTGGGGCTTATCCCAAACATTCCAGCCAGCCTGGTCGGCCCTATTCCGTCTTGCTCGTGTAAAGCGCGCATTTGACGCACCTTTTCCCAGGTTAGTTTAGACGACGCGTTGCCTGCTCCGCTTTGGGCAATGGCCTGTTGTCGCCTTCTTTCTTTCCATTCCTGGCTTTCTTTGCGGGCTTCCCACGCTTCACGCATTTTCCGCTTTGTCTTCGCGCTATGACTGTGGCCCAGGCTGCTGCCCGCCGTCGTTAGAATGTTGTAGCCGAAAGCACGGTTGTAAGCCTGGCTTCCGTCCAGCCACCTTTGCTCCGCGACCAATAGATCTTCGTCTTCGGCGACCTCCTCCAACACGACGAAAGAGAAGTTTTCCCCTCCGTTCTTGTCCCAGGCGTTCTGTAAGTAGCGGTTGGCGTGTTTTCCGTTATTCAGTTCGCTCCGGTGTTTATCCCACCTTCTTTGTAGGTTTTGGGCCGATCCTATGTAGAATTTGCCGTTGTTGTTGTTTGTGATCTGGTAGATCGCCTTCATTGTCGCTCCTATGTAGTAAATAGTTCCGACGAGGGCGAAAAGCCAGTGTTTATGCGGGTTTATGTCGTTTTGTAGCGCGAAAGTCGCACACTTTTCGCTTGACTTTTGGCGGTTTGTGGCTATCAAAGCCGGCTATTAGACCGTGTGCCCTGTGGGGCTCTGTGAGCCCCTTGTGAGCCGTTTGGGGCTCTGTGCGCCTCTCTGCCCCTGTGACGCCAGCGGCGGCCTCCACGGCGTTCTAGGGGCGCGTGAGAGCGGTTGCTGGCCATGGCTCTGCCTTCATGATCCCTAGCACTGGTTCGAACCAGCGCACCCACACGCGGTCAACGGGGCGCAAGGCGCTGCGCTTCTGGTAAAAGCCAGTTTCAACCTCCACAACCAGGCCAAGCCGACGCCAGGCGTCAACCTTCGCTGGAGCGGCCATTTCTCCCCTTTGAAACTTCACTTTGCCTCCAGAGGCTCTAGGTTGTGAAGGAAAATGGGCATAGGATTGTGAGAAGCATGGAAGAAACGAACGTTGGCACCAGGCTTGCCGCCGAACTTGTGCGACCATAGCCTAGTGATAACGCCGGTTCCAAGCTCCGAATGGGGAGTGGCGTCACGAACCAACTGTCCGACTCTGAAAATGGGCATTGAACCTCCTTACTCGTCGATGACGAGGACGCGCTCGTGGGTTGTGAAGGGCATGTAACGGAAGTTTGCCGCATCCGTCATCCAGATCCGCTGACACGACGAGGGAATGGGCTTGGGAGCGCCCATATCCGTGAGCACGATGTGCCCGTCGAAGTTACCCTCGTTGACATACTGGGTTGGAGCATTGAAACAAGTGCCTCCGCAGAGAACCCGCTCCCAAGGCAGCTTTTGGCCCTTCTTCCACACGAAGACCTTGGACTCGTCGACACGGGTGTCGAAAGGAACCACGGTAAACTCCGCGAGGGAAGCCAACTTCTCAAGCTCGGCGTAGAATGCAGCGAGCATCGAATCGGAAACAGAGCCCGACTGATCGATGCTGATAGCCAGCCTTGCAAGCCGAGTCCGGGTGTTTCCAGCGTGGATGTAAGGGTAACGCCGGTTGATCCGTCGCACAGTGTTGCGCTTGGCTGCACGCTGGCTGGCCTTTACGAAGGAACGAAGCACAGAACGCCAGTCTACGCGAGTCTCAAGGGACTCCTTGATCTGACGACGGGTGCCGCTGGAAACGGAGCCCCAACCACGACGATCGGCCTCGTCCTTGGCTTCCTTGATCATTTCGCGAAGACGTTGCTTTGCTTGCTCCGAATTGATATCGGTGCCGTCAGCCTCGCCCCAACCGGAGTGATCATCGAGAGTCTGCCCCGAACCAGACGAATCGCCGTCCTGGTCAGAGGGATCGCCGGAAGAGCCGCCAGAACCCCGCTGATCGCCGTCGCCCTGGCCTTCGCCGCCTTCTCCCTCGCCTTCGCCCTCGCCCTGCTCCTGGATCAGCTTGAGGTAGCCCTCTGCGGAAAGACCAAGGGGGAACGTCTCGTATGGCGCACGACCAGGAAAGAGTGCGAAGTCGGGCAGTTCGTCGCCGATGTGCGAATTGATCGCCAGATCTGTGGCGTGGTTCCAGATCTTTGACATTCCGCCCTCTGGAAGACGGCTTCCACAGTGGCCAAAGATCAAGTGGTAGAATTCGTGCTTGAGAACTCCCTTTACGAAGAGCAGGGGACGATCCTCGGGGGAGTCATCGACCATCTTCTGCATGAAATCTGGGTTATAGACCATTTCGAACCGGCCATCCTCGGTGATGCGGACACCAGCGGTGGGAACCTGGGTCGAAGGCCGCTTATCGATGCGACGGCTGAGAGCCGCGAAGAACGGCTCGTCCGCCAACAAGCGGAAGGTCACGTCGTTGAGGTTGAAGCTGGACTTTGCGGAAGTGGTCATGTAGACTCCAAAGGGCGGAAGTGCCCGGCTACACTTACATTGTAGGCGAAGCTGGAACAGAAGTCCAGCGGGAAGTTGTCAAGAGAGTGTCAACGGCTCTGGCGCTCTTTGATATGTGCGAGTCGAGCCATGATCTCGCGATGACACGCCGTTTCCTCCTGATCCAGTTCACGGATCCGGCGCTCCATCCACACGCGGTGGCCGCCGGTCGCGGGAGGGAAGTCGGAAAGCTGCTTTTGAAGCTCCCTTCGCTCCTCCGCACGGCGCTTGTTGCGCGCCATGAGGGTTCCAACTGCGTTTACGAGGACTTCTACGGGGACTGACATAGGATCTCCTTGCTACATCTACATCATAGACGATCTGGCGTCAGAAGTCCAGTCAAGGGAATGTCAAGTCGTGTCAGGGGGTCGACGGCTCTCGACGTGGCTGCGGTGGTGCTCGGAAGGCTCGGCAAGGGGTCTGTGAGGGCCGCAGAGGGGTCTGTGAGGCGTCCTACGGGCTCGCGGGTCTGTTGGGACGTGTGAGGGCTCCGGCGCGTCAGGGAGGCTGTGAGAGGCTGTGAGAGGCTGTGAGAGGTCGTTGTCGAAGAGGGGCCTAGAAAGGGCAAAAGCCCGGATCAGAGCAAAACGTCCGATCCGGGCTGATTATCGAGGCGGGCGAGCATCTCCTCGTGGGAGGCGATCTGCCGTAATCGGCGTTCAAAGCGCTGGAGGAGCGCATCCTCAGGAGGGCCGCCAAAGAGTTGAAGAAACTTTATGATGCTTTCAATCTCGTCTTTCGAGAGCACCACCAGATAACGCTGGTTGTTAGCCATCATTCACCTCGAATGCCTCTTCTTCAAGAGTGGAGAAGGTGTTTAGCAGGATCTCCCAGCGCTTTGCCGCCTTCTGGAGATCAGGGGGGAGTGAACGGCGGAATGCCTGGTTCATAGCGACCTCGAACGTGAAGTCGTAGAAAGAACCAGGATCATCGAGCATTTCACGAAAACCCTCGATGAAAGCCTCGTGTGCTTTCTCTGCGACAGTTTCCATGTCGGAAGCCGCCTTTTCGACGAGGCATTGGTGTGGTCGGTTGTCAGACATTGTAGTCTCCGGTTATGGGGTTTGGAAGTGGGCTCTCGCCCAGACCTTAGGAGATCTGGACGAGGCGATCGATGACGGCCACGCCATTCTCGGCGGTTGCCCTGTGAAGTGCGAGGATGTTCGCATCGGAAGACTTGCCGACTTCCGAGAAGAGCACCATAGCAACCTCGGAGGGCAGGATAACCCAGAAGTTAGCGAGGTTTTGGGCCTCGGTCGCGGTCATGGGCGTCTCACCCGTGCAACGACCGGAAGCGACGATCTTGTCGGCCAAAGCCTGAAGATCGTTGATCCCAAGACCCTCGGCGCGCTTCCACTGATTGCGGTCGAGGATATCCTCGGGCGTAAGCAGGAACTCGTAGCGCTGCACGAAGTCCTTGAAGGAAACCGCAGCTTCCGCGCCGACAAAGCCGGTGCCCGTGACGTAGAGCATATCAAGGTGCTCCTTGGGCTCCTCGATGCAACCTGCAAAGGAGAGCACCTCGTGGAAACGAGCCCACGAACGCCGGGAAGGGTAGACCTTGCCAGGCTCGAACCCGCCCTGACCCGGCTGAAACTCCAGGTGCTCCGGGTTCTTTGCGATAAAGTCGCAGATGATCTCTGCGATCTTGCCGCGACCACGAGCCCAGGACAGCCAATCCTCAACGGAAGGTTGAACCTCCCAAGTGGCCCAACGGTCGGCTTCCGCCGGGTCCATTTCATTCACTTGGTAGGAAGCCGCACCTGCACGGTTGCCACCGTTGACGGCAGCCATGATCAGCGTTCCAGGGTGGAGCTTCCAATCCGCGATCTTGCGGCTGTCGCCCAACTCGAAGAGGCCCTGACGAACCTCCAGAGTGGCCCGGTCAACTTCGTCGAGGAAGAGAAGGACGGGCTCCGTGCAGGCACGGATCAGCCAGGAGAAAGGCCGCATAGTCGTGGCCTCGATCCCGTTGACCTCCACCGCATCGGGCGAGGGCATTCCCAGGAGATCGCCCTCAGTAAGCTGAGAAGCACGCTTCTCAACGACGGGCAGGCCCAGATCCTCGGCGATCTGGTAGGCGACCTGGGACTTACCGATCCCGTGGTTGCCCTGGAGCATTACCGGCATTCCAGCACGAAGGCTGGCGGTGGCGACGGGGATGATGGTGGCGAAGTCGAAGGAGGGCATGGAAGCTCCGGGGTGGCGCGATGGCCGGTAGGGGTTGGTTGGTGGGGCGTCTCGCCCTCACACATATATTCTAGATGATGTTGAGACAGAAATCAAGTCAAGGGAATGTCAAGGGACGAGAAGGCCGCCGTTTGCCTGGATGAAACCCGCAACATGGGCGATCCAGTTCGTGCGCTCGTCAAGGCGGACACGGTGGACGCCGGAAGGACCAGAGACAACCAGGAGATCCGGCCAGCGCGAGATAACGACGGCTCCAGCGTGGGTCATAACGGTGTTGACGGTTGGCATGTTCGCTCCTTACTCTTACATTCTAGGGCATCTGGTGTTAGAAGTCCAGTCAAGGAAATGTCAAGCCCGAAAGACCAGGCTTGACGCCCGCAATTAGCGGGCCTGCTTCAGCCAGCGCTCTTCCACGAGGACGGGGACGGCGTGCCCGAAGAAAAGCACCTTGTAAACCTTGCTCTTGCGAGCGGCGCTGCGAACCGGGGCGGCGTCGACAGCGACGATAGTTCCCTTAGAACCCCGCATCTTGTAGAGCGAGACACCCCAAGGAGTCGTCGTCGGCGCGGCAGATCCAAGGGTCACGAGTTGACCGACCTTCCACCTGGCTTCTGCGAAGGTCGACTCGATAACCTTGGAAGCAAACTTGTTTTCGACCACCTTCTTGTAAAGGCGCTCGGTAGGCACGAAATCAGGCTGCGCCTTGACCTGCTGGATCAGTCCGCTGAAGTAGCCGGTTGTAGCGTAGTAATCGAGCGCGATCTTGAACCGGCGCTGGCGATCGGCGTCCGAAGCCCAGGAGGAAGCCCAGTTATCGCGTTCCGCCTGAGCCTCCTCGCTGTGGCGGGCCTCGACCTTGGCGAGAACCTGCTTTTGACGCTCGGAAAGCGCCCTGCCGCCGAGAACCTGGCCGCGAAGGGACTTTACGAAGTCCGTGGCCCAGGCGTCACCGGCGCTGGACGCACGGGTTTCCAGGGAAGAAAGCCGAGAATCGAGCCCTGCCTCGATGGCCTTGGGGGCGGAAGCAAGGCGCTCCTCGATCTGGCGCAGACAACGCCGACGACCAGGCGTCAGCCCACCGCTGCGCTTGAAGTCCGCTTGGAGGGACTCCACAAACTGGCGTTCCCGGCCCACAATGCGGGGGTCGGCAAGAACGGCGTCAAAGATGGGCTGGATGCGACGGGCCATGAGGATCTCCTTGCTACACTTACAGTCTAGATGATCTTGGGGCGGAAGTCCAGTCAAGGGAATGTCAAGCTGGACTTTCCGCCTTCTACCTAGCGAATCTCGACGAGCACGTCGCGAGACTGGCGTGTGTACCAGTCAAAGTCCATTTTGAGCGCGAAGAAACCGCGATCGCGCTTCCGTGAAGACCACTTGAACGCCTTTTCTACGCTTCCATCCCTGGCATTCAGCCAGGCGGAAGAAAACTGCGCCTTGATCGCGGACTCTGACGGACCATGGATAAGACCGAAAGAACCTACACGACTGTGATTGTTGGCGGCTCGCTCGATCGCAGAGGGCCAAGCGAGACTCTGCTCGTGCCATGAAAGCATCCTTAGATCGGAGGTAAGATTCTCCCGCTTGACAGCGACACATGGACGTGTGGTCTTATTCCACCACACAACCTCGTTAGTCAAAACGCGGCGAACAAGGTAAAGAATCCGGTTTGCCCCACGTTCCGCAGCGACGAGAGCGCCGGGGGCAAGCCCTTCTTCAACGCACCGGTTAAACCAGTTACGGCGGAAGTCGACGAGGATCGAGCGCGTCGTCTCCATATCCTCCTGCAAAGCTGAACACTTCCGGCGGGTGTGGCCTTCGTCGCGGCAGTAGGAGCATTTGCGGTTGGTGGCAGAGTTCCGCTTCTTACTCTTCTTTTCGTCGTAGGCGCGGACGTGCCAGTCGTCATTACCAAGGCGCGCTCGACGATCCTCGATCCAGTTGGCCAAAGTCGGGCATGAAGCCTTAGTGTGGCCTGTTTGGTGGCAGTAGGAGCAGCGACGATTAGACATAGAACCTCCGTTGTGTTCTTATTGTAGGTGAAGCCGGCGCGGAAGTCCAGCGGAAAGTTGTAAAGGGAGTGTCAAGGGACGATTAGTTAGGTGAAAGCCGGCGAAGCTCACGCGGGGAGCCGGGGCTCGGCCAGCGACGGCGTGACCCGCCGAACCAGAGGATCTCGCTGGGTGTTCCCGCATCGTACACCTTGGTGACCATCCCGCGCGTGTTCCCAAGGACCACGAGATCGCCAACCTTGAAAGTCGGCGCGCTAACTGCCTTCTTGGGCGCGGCCTTCACAGCGTCGTTGATGCGCTTGGCAGAAGGACGCTTGGGAGCCGGCGTTGCGGGCGTGGTGGGAAGAGCGAGGAAGGAAGGGTCATTTGCCCGCTTCTTCGCCAAAGCGTAGGTCTTACGCATGGCAGCGAGGACACGAGCCGTGATCCCGTCCTGATCGCCCGTCCGGTTGACGCGGGTGGACTTCACCAGACCACGGGTTTCTCCGTTGTTATCGAGGACAGCGCACACCCGGATCGCGTCGGCGTCCTTCTGGCGGCACTCGCCGTTGACAATGGAGGTTAGAACCCGAACACGGGCGGACACGCCATCGACAGGGCGCTCGAAGACCGTCTCGCCCGTGGCGGACGTGTCGACGGTAAAGCCGCTCGAAAGCAGCATCTTCGTGAGACGCTTGGCGAGGGCTTTGCGGTGAGCGCGGTTCGAGGGGTTGTAGCGGGCCATAGACAGTCTCCTTGCTTCTCTAACAGTGTAAGCCCAGGAAGCCAGGAAGTCCAGTCAAGCGAATGTCAAGACTGGTTATGGGCTTTCTTCCGGATCATTCACCCAGCGCTTACGGTTTACCACTCGGGAAGCCGCTGATCGGTTCACACCAAACAACCTGGCTATTTCGCCGATCGTTGCGCCTGCCTCCCGCATAGCCCGCATTTGACGCACCTTTTCCCAGTTTAGTTTGGCCGCTGGGTTCTTCTCTCCACGGAGCGAAGCGCTTATTCGGGCGCTCCATTCTTCGCTGCGAGGTGGTTGCGGGCCTCGGCGTAATGCTGCTTCGCGCATTTTCTCCTTTGCCTCGGCACTATGCTCCATCCCCAGGCTGTTTGCGGCGGTTGGGTTGATGTTGTAGCCATAGGCACGGTCGTAAGATCGAGTTTGATCCAGCCATCTTTGCTCGGCGGGGATGAGGTCTTCGTCTTGGGCGACTTCTTCCAGCACGGTGAAAGTGAAGTTTCCTCCGTCCTTATTCCACGCGCTTTGTAAATGGCGACTATGATGCTTCCCATTATTCAGCAGGCTTCTGTGTTCCTTCCACCTCTTTCGTAGGTTCTTCGTCGATCCTATGTAGATCTTGCCGTTCTTATTGTTTCGGATCTCGTAGATCGCTTTCATCATCGCTCCTATGTAATAAATAGTAGCGACGAGGCCGAAAAGCCGCTGTTGGCGCGGGTTTATGTCGTTTTGTGGCAGGAAAGTCGCACACTTTTCGCTTGACTTTTGGCTATGATCCGCTATTACGAATGTCAAGGCTGGTTATGGGCTTTCTCCCTGGCCTTCCGTGACCTTCTCGTAGGCGTGGGCCACGTCGTGCCGGACTTGTCCTGTTTCAAGGCGCAAGATCTTGATCCACTCTTCGTCAGAGCCGTAGGCTGCGCCCGCCCAGGTCGGCTGGTGGAGCCCTCCTTCAAGGACAAGGTAGAACCCTGCTTCTCGTCCATAGGACGATCCACGCCAAGGCTGGACGCGGATCAGATCGCCCTTTGCAAACTTCACTTTGAAGGCTCCTTTTCGATGAGCCGCATCTCGCTGGCCCACATCCAGTTTTCAGTGCCGGGACGGTTCATCCATAGGACGCGGATAATGCGGGTGTTCGTGTGCACGTCCCGATCAACCTCCTTTATGACTCCCCAATGAGCGCGAAGGCCGGCGATGTGCACGAGTCGTCCTGCTTGAAACTTCACTTTGATACCTTCACGATCTGTCGAGGATCACAGTAATAAATCTTGCCACTGAGGAAACAACGGCATTTAACGTCATAACCGTCGATTCCAACGACAACAGCGAGAAGTGGCTTTCTAACAGAACCTTCTTTCCTACATCCGATGCTGGCCAGATCTCCGCGTTGGAACTTCACTTTGCTCTCCTGCTCCATGCGACGCTCCGGGAAATGTAGGAAATAATCCCAGAATGGAGGTTCATGATCTTGACCGGAGAGTGAGGCCCTGCACCTGGATCGAGCACGATCGCCTCGATGCGTCCATGGTTAAGCAAGCCTCCACGCCCACTATGGAGCACGAGGCGCTGACCGGGCTGGCATCTGAACATGGATCTCCCTCCTACACTTGCATTCTACGCCCGAACGATCGGGAAGTCCAGTCAAGGAAGTGTCAAGGCTTATTTACTGCTTACAACCTCGAAAATGTCGGTGTAGTCGAAGTACTCGCTTCCAGCGGCTCTACCGTTGAGCCACCGAATCCGAACATGGCCGAAAGACTCGGCAAGGACGATAGCCAAGGTTCCCCCTTGGTGACGGCGGCGGAACTTGGATGGTCTGACTAGTTGTCCTCTTTGGAACTTCATTTCTCCGCCCTAGTCAGATCACGAACATGAACAATGTGGGTTCTTCCAAGGTTCTTCCCAGTCAGCCAAAGCACCTTTGCTTTCTGAACTTTCACACCCATCCCTCGATCCATAGTTGCAACCATAAGAACCGTGCAGAGGTCCGTTCCGTGGTTGCGGTGGTAGCAGGCATCGCCCTTCTTCACTGATTCAGGAGGTTGCATTAGGCTTCTCCACGAGTTCGAGGTCTTCACAATAGATAATTGAGGTTCGTTCAAACTTATCGAGCCAACGGAGTTTAATCCAGGTGTTCTCCATGTTTTCGATGACCATAGCCACTTGGCTCGATCCTTTGCCTGCTCGGAGGCGCACAAGATCACCCTTCTTCATTGATCACCTCCAAACGGTGCATAAGCGCCCAGGCGGGCTGTCCCAGGGGGAACCAGCGAACATAGCGGCGTGTCAGGAGCAGCCGGGGATCACGGTGCTGCTGAGGCGGGTCAACGATGATCCCGATTGAACCCTTAGGAACAACGATGCTATCCATCTTCGCCCTGACAAGATCACCCTTCTTCATTGATCGCCTCCAAGCGCTCGATGCGAGCATAGGAGGCTTCGCCCCTGTCGAACCAGTGGACGAGAGCCACCGTCGCGCATCCATTGACGCCAAGCCTAATGCTTTGAGGATCCTTGACGATAACCCCGGTTGAACCAGGGCGAACGTAGATGCTGGCCATTGGCTTTGCCCTGACAAGATCACCCTTCTTCATGGCTTTTGCCCTTGTGCTTGATCTTGCGGGAATAACACCGCTTTCCGTGGGCTCCTGCGCCCCTGCCGGGGGCGAACCTCCGGAGCATAGCATAAACTACCATGTTCCTTGGTTTTCGCCGTTTATTCGTCTTCTTCACCCTCTACCTCCGTAATGACGAGGGGCTGGCCAGGCCAGCGACGGTGGGCCTCTTCCCAGGTCATAGACCCGGAGAACAGGGCTTCAAGCTGCTCTCTCGTCATGTCCGAGATCACGATGGTTTCGGTGGTCGTGGTGCGCTCTGAATTCATCAGTTCCCTCCGAAGCAAATGCGTGCGAACCCGCCGATAACGGCGAGGGAAAGTCCCATTTCAAAGACAGGGGCGAAATGCGAGGCGATCTCGAACAGCATGGTGCGTCTCCTTACACTCTTATTCTACGAAAGAACCCGCCTGAAGTCAAGCGGGTTCTTGTCAAGGGAATGTCAACCCGCGATTAGCGAAGGAAAATCTCGTCTTCCGGGTAGTAGGACGGAGGCTCGTCGGGCTGACCAGCCGCAAGCCAAGCATCAAACTCCGCTTCGAGGTCGCGATCGTCCTCCTCCGTGAAGTCGTTGGGCTCCTCGGCCTCTGTGGCCTCCTGTGAGGCGCTCACGGGCTCGGAGGTGTCTTCACCCTCGGAAGCCTCTACGGGCTCCCCAGAGGGCTCCTGCGAGCCGTCAGAGGCATCCACGGCGAGGGCTCCACGAGAGCGCATCTGGTCGGCGTGCTGCTCGACGCCGCTGGCAGGGGCATCGGCGCAAGTGTCGCACGGAGGCGCACTCTCGTCGGTGGTGCAGACGACAGCGGGATCGCTGGACCCCAACAGATCCGCC